CTGCAATACTGCAACCAACTCATGGTTAAAAGGTTCTGACTCATTCGATAAAAATGAGGGGTTTCCGTAAAAACCTCATGGTAAGACCATGAGGGAAAATTCCGGAAAGCCTAGACCCATACTGCTGGTTGCAGTACAGGTCTAACAGACTTGTAATCATGGTCGGATCGTTTTAAATCCCCGCAGGACACCTCTTCTTACTTTTTATATTCAGTAAGAGGGCCTGTTCGCACAGGGCGCTGACACATCAGACATGTCAGTCTTTCTTTTGACTTTGGTTAAATCGTGGGCAATGCAGTTTCCCACACCCGTGGGGTGCAAAGAAACATGAATGGTGCAAAGTCTACACCAGCAGATTGGTAAATTTCCAACACAGGCCAACTTTCCTCCGATAGGACAACAGCATTCGTATTGAAAACAGTGCGAACCAAAATGTTGTCGTTAAACAGAGCATTCGTTTTCCTATTGGTTCCACGCTGAGTATGAAACGCCACATTAAACCGATATGGAATATACTGTGGTACATTTACCGACAACGCAGCTTGCGTGGCTGGATTGGTAAGACTCAAACCTGCACCCGTTAATGGTGGTCCCGAAAGAATACCAAAACGACTAATTGCATCATCGACTGAAGCCGACAACACAATTGTATCAACAGTGTTGGAGTTGTGGGTAATGCTGTTGTAATACCTAGCAGCAGATAGTGACCCTACCTGCACAACATTATTGCCTTGGGCTACTGGATTTGCATGCAAAACCATTGAACCACGATAACCTACGAATGCATCAAGCATCCAATCAATTGGGTTATTAGCAACAAAGTTGTAGTTGTAAGTATCAACAGCTGCTCGAGCATAACCGATCTGCGATGACATTGTCGTACGCCCTACACCAGGCGGAACTGGATAGAAATGATTGGTTGCCACCTGCAAGCCATATGTCCCAGCATACTTACCTGCACAGAATAAACCTGAAAAGTGTGTACGGTGCATAAGCGGACGCATCGAACAAATCGTCTCTCCGGTTGTGATCAAAGCAAGCTTGTCCTGCTTGCTCAGCACATCCTGTGAAATCACCTCTTCAGACTGTACAATTCCTGCTGGGTCACGAGTCGTCGTACCAATCGTCAATTGCTGAGGAGCTGCGAACTCGAAATCATCACCTGCTTTCACGTACGTGAGAACATTGATATTTGTCGATGTCGTAGGTCCTGTCAATGATGTCTGAATACGCATCGTGATAGTACCATTGTACCACCGCGAATCATACACGTAACCAGGTACCGCTGCCGTGGAATTGGTGGCTGGAAAAGAGCCAAACGGCACCACCTCCAACATAGGAGATGTGGCCTTGTACGGCACTGCAAATTCAACCTCTTCCTCTTGTTCCAAATCAACTACGCGCGAAAACGTAATTGTTTCGGTATCAGGATTACCTGTGATATCTCCGTTGGGATCCCAAGATATCAAAACACGCCCCTTGTGAAAGCGTGTCTTGATAAACTTGAATTTGAAAATGATTGATCCTCTCCAAAAACGAAAATTGGGTGACAGGTATGTCATGGGTGGCATTGTTCGATAACCCCCGTTCAAGAAAGCATAATGCGGATTCACTACGGCGCTCCACAACAGAGTATCTGTTGCTTGTGCGCCAGTCCATGTAAATCCATTTACATAACTTTCTCGCGTGACCAAATCTGTGATCACCAATGGATCTTCCTCCTCAACCCCCGATATATGGGGGGATACAGAGACCTCATTTTTGGGGTCAATGCACAACTTATCAATAGGCATGCGAGTTTCTACATTCGCAAAAGCATGAAAAGTTTTGGATTGAAAGGGCTGAACATCTTCAATGACAGGAGGATTGGAATAACCAAACAATTTGGCTATACCACCAACTGCTCGTGCGCCTATTTCTGTCGCCATCGCAAAATCCCCAATGAAGGGAACATTTTTAACCTTGCTAGCAATGTTAGCAATGGCCGTGGCTGGTTCAGAAATCACACCATTCGTGACAGCATACTCATCTGATTGCAAGGAACCAATTGTTGTAGGTCCCATCAATTCAACATCCTCTGCCCATGCGTAAATCAGAATACTACATCCTGAGGTTGCACCATTAGCAGATTGCAGAGCAGCGTACTCCTGCAAATTCAGCGTACCCATACGCTGAAAATCCGTCAATTTCGTGATTTCCAACCAATTGTGTTGCCACACAAAAGGGAGAACCATCTCAGCAGACGTCATATTCTGGGGTTCAATATAAACTCCAGGAGTCTGAGAGAAGGGCAATAAATCGCCTGAACTCACGAAAGTTGAGCGTGCATCTCCCAAAGGGAAATAACATGCCCGCACACTACCATAATGAAATGGTGATGCGTTGATAAGAAATTTCAAGTGCAATTTGCACCGAATCTTACCATAATTCTCTAGCTTTCTACGGATAAAAGTATCCGAAAAGTAAAGAGACCAGGGTGTAATGCTCTGTGCAAAACCTCCTCCCTGAGACCACGCATAGTTCGCAATGCGAACGGGTCGCTTGAGAAATTCCCCCAATTGAGCAGCAGAATCTCCATCTTGATCATAATCGCCATCTAGGCTACCTAATACGACCTTGTCGGAAATCGCTGCATCGTGGAAAACAATATTCTCAGCAACTGTGACCTGTTCAGGGGCAGAACTTCCGCCCACTGACATCTCCTCTGACTGTAAAAGTCCACAAAAGCGCGCGAGTTTCGCACGCTTACCCCAGCGTTTCCTACGCTTGGACTCCTGCTCGAGAAAATCTACCATGCTTTCTGGTAGGTCATGAAAATCATCATCTGGATAAAATCTCTCCAAATAATGATGTCGTCGATCTTGTGAGCTAGATGAGATGGCATCGACGGCCACCTTCTCACCATTAAGGCTCTTTGTTTTGTTTTGTTTGTTAGTAGGTAAGAAATACTCTTGCCAGCGCGTATACCCAATACACTAGCGAGGATCTGACATCGAGAATCAACCAAACTCTTCCATAAAAATGGACTTCGGGGGATCGCCCCTGGTGAATTTCGCGAGTGCCCTCTACTTCAACTTTTTGTGTCAAATTGTTGAAGCAAGTAACTGCACTCTTACGCCTACATTTTGGTTTTACCAAAAAGGAGGGACCTTATAGGATAGGCCCCAGGGCCCGACGCTTTACAGCGCCGAGCATTGTGGACAACGACCATCTTCAGTGATGTCCATGTTACCTGTCAGGTAACCTTCCACGCATGCATCATACGTAGGAATCGGGGAGGAATACTCCCCGAGGTTGAGATTCTCAATCCACGCCTCAAAAAGAGACTTCCGTGCATTGTACACCTCACGACCATAAAAGAAATATTCTCTCATGGCATTGCCGATAACATCGACAGCTTGTTGCTCAGGACACACCACAGACGATGGAATGTGGTACAAAAGCCCTTTCTCAATCGAAGCATGCTCCAACTGAGCAACATGCGATCCAACATCCTTGTTGTACACCCAAGCTCTCTTCAAAAAAGAAGTTTCTGCGATGTTCAAAAACGGCACAGACTCAGCTTCCTTATCAGCCATGGTATAAACCACGCCGATCTTGGCCAGCTGGGTTTGCAGCACTGTGTGATCAAAATTGACCACACTCCTCGAAATACCCATGATGTTGTCATCACCATAGGTCATCAATGCCACCTGTTCCTTGAAAGAATCCAGGCTGTTACCGGTCAAGCTCCAAGCATATCTGACATACAGGCTGTTCACCAAACTGTTGATAACAACAGTCAGAGGGTGTCCAGAGGGGTTGGATCCCCAAAACTGGACAAGATCTCCATTGGCATCCACGACCGGGAAAGCAACATCAAATGCCATAGTCCAGATCACACACAAGTTTTCATCCGACCAACCGGCCGCCTCCAGCATGTTATACAACACTTTGAAGGCCGCCAGGATCATCTGAGCACTCATGCGCTTGTCAAACTTGGAATAGTCGCCCGCAACAATGCGGTCCGAACCATGCTGGGTGAGATAATGATAAATCTCATCCCATTCCAACGACGTTGCGTTAGTTCCAGGGGCACACTCGAAAATATACCTGTTCTTCTGGATCACTCGCACAGTGGAAAGCAAGTATTTTCGCACAACAAAGGCGAAATCTGCTGGACACCCTGAAAAGACACGAGTCTTTTTGGCATCGACCTTAGCAAGAGAGATGACTTCATCTTTCAAATGCTCCACATACACCGGCATGCTCGTTGTCTTGTTCTTGTAAAGGGAAATGATCTTCTCCACGCGTTCATAGAACTCTGGTTTGAACTGCACGGCATCCGGCCAAATGTCGAAGAGACCTAACTCTTCCAACTCCTGGCGTTTGGAATGCTTCCACGGAAAACCCATGGATGTGTTTCGATTCATCTTATCAATGAATTTGACACCAGGCAAACCATTCACAGTGGCCATGTCATCCAAAACCTTCATCTCCTCCTTGTCAGCGGGACTCAACCGCATGATAATATCATGCGAGAATGCCTGCACACAAGCGTCAAGACGCGATTGCTCAATGACAAATTTCTGCTGGACAATGTCCAAGTGCGCTAGGCGCCACGGCATGAATGAATTCATAACAGGGGCACCAACTTTCACCACATACCCGGCATCAATAGCCGAGTCATGCAACATAGTCTTCTTGACCTTGGATTTGCTCGCTGCACGGAAACCTTGAAAAGACCCGTACACATTCGCCGTACCTTGTTCAATGTACCGAAACGTGCTCTTAGCATGCAAGGGCCCAATCTCAATTTCACGCCCTTGGGCGTCTGTCAAATTTGGTTTGCCGGCGTGCACATCACGATAGCCCAGTTTGGCTTTCGCCAACTGAACATCTTCGCGACTCAAATGCGTACAAGCAACAGTCTTGGTTTTTCCACCCAAGATATGCAGGCCCAGAAGAACTGGACCAACAGGCGTGAAACCCACATACGGTGAGCCACACTGTCCACTCACTGTCATTGCTTCACATGTTCCACGGAAGCAGTTGATTTCCCCAAGATGTCCAGCATCCTCTCTGCTAAATTGCAGAGCTGAGACAGACAAAATCTGTGGCAAACCATCCTCTCCACGCGAAATAAGACGCCCAGGACTCTTAGTCCTGAAAGACTTGTCACACACCAATCCCGAAAGATCACTGCGCGGTGGCACACAACCAACCACAAAAAAGACCAAATCGGACTCCGGCACGCGGTGCAAATCTTTTTCAAAAAGACGCACGGTATACTGTTGTCCTACACCAGCCTCCACAATTGTGGGAGTGACGGTCAGGTCCATTTCTGCTGCTGGAAGATTGTGGTTGTTTGTAACGTACAACTGTCCCTCCAGGCAGAGGATACGCATTGTACGCGCAACAGTCTCACCACTTGGCTTAGTGTACGTCACAGAGGCAAACATTGTCTGTCGCTGAACACGTTCCTCAACCTGTTGTGGTTCAAGAGTTTTCCAAGACTTGGTCAAACAACCGAGTTCCCAGGCCGCAGGTGTGTAGGTTTCACGAAACCACACATTGGGCTTCTCATCTTGACAAAAAGCGCGGACTGAGGATTCTTCGGATCCTTGAGTGTTCATAGCCTTGTACATGGAATACATCTTGAACGCTCCCAGCACCATTGGTAGTGCCAGAAGCAAGGACAAAAACGGCATATTGCCCCACATAGACTTTTGTGTGACACCACCCAAAGTGGTCATCACCCCTCGGATTTGATCATGCTCGCATTGTAGACGTTCCTCAACACTGAGGTATCCCAATCTCAAACGATCACGAACAGCATCCAAATGGGATGTGGTTTCAACTTCTGGTTCTGTTGCATCAAAGAAAACTTCCTCTTCTTCAGACGCAGCCTGAGGGGCAACACTGATCGATTCCACACGCAAGCGACGTGCGATCTCCTCCGCAGTATCAGCAATAATGCCGATTGCGAGTTTTTTCGCACCCGATTTGGCTCGAGAAGCAAAACAGTCAGAGCCCGCATAAAATAGCGAGCTTCCAAGTGCTAGTAGAGCTCCCCCTACCATCACTTCCGTGGATTGCACGGTAGAACAAACGCACTGTGCGGTCACTCGATAACAAGTGTCACAGATAGTTGCTCGTGCATACTGCTTGGCTGAATCACGCACAATTGTTTGGTTGCGCTTGTGCTGAATAGATTCCTTGCTAATGTAAGCAAGGTACTCATGAATAGAGCTTGTTTTGTGAAGTGTCGCAGGTACATGAGTAGCGAATTGCTTTCCCATGTTCGTGACATTGGCTTTCACCTTCTCGATCTCAAATTCCCAATAATCTGGGTATTCGCCTTCTGCAAGCGGTGGTGTTTTGCTCGAATCGAGCATACGGCACATCGGTTCAGGCACCTGCCCATTTTCAAGATGGGCAAATTCTGCTTTGACAGTAACCGTAACCACATAGGGAAAACGGCGCTGGATGGCCAGTGGATTCGCATAGTATGCATGCGCATTCAAGTCCTTGGAATTCGTTGTTCCTTGAACCAATGCTGGCTTCATGGGTGTCTTTCCCTTGTCAGCCAAATCAGCCTGTGGAGGTGTGAAAGACACATTGTTGATGATCTGAATCACATCATTCATCGACGGATCATCCCCCAAATTGGGGTTCCGTGATGCAATGTCGTCCAAAACAATGGACCACATAGATGTGGTGAATCCAGAGTAAAAATCCTCCGAAAACGTTCGTGAGTAATGATACTCATCATCTGTGGGCAGACCATGCACTTTACCAAAGTGCTGAAATGTCAAATCCTCCAAAGTGGATTTGCCAATACCTGAGCCTGCATAATACAGGAGAGCAAAGGGGGCATCGCGCGATTGTCGTGCTGCCTTCTTTGTACATTCATTGGCTTTGATCATCTCAAGCTCACTCAGCAAGCGTTTTGCTGTCATTTTTGCTTTCGGATCTTCCGAAATCATGAACTTGCAAATTGCTCTGCCTTGTTCAATCGCCGTATCTAGACGGTTCAGAAATTCATGGTAGGACATACCATTCGCTTCTGGATTGTGCAGCTTGATCGAATCGACCTTGATAGCATACACATCATCGACCCACTTACCGTAGCTAGTGCTAGAGTGTGTGAGGGCCGACCAAGTTCCTGTCTTGTAGCAGTCAAAAAGACGCTCCAAGATATAGGACGTACCGTCCATGAGGGAATACAGGAAACCCCAAGAATCATTGTGTTTCTCTTTGTGATATTCAGCCTCCGCCTTCGTAAACCAAAAGGTGTCGAAGGTGATGCCGAACTTCTCCAAAAAAGAGAACGAAAGGATGTACAAAAACATCTTGCGACACTTCTGTACAACAGGGTTGGACTTAACCTCATCCACCTTGACAATCCAGTTACGGAATGTGGTGAATGGGTTCTCAAAAGTTTCTTCGTCTCCCTGAACGAAGTTTGTGATCTCTTCCACAATCTCGTGGAAAAGAGCGGTCACTTTCTCCCAAATTTGGGAGAAACCAACCAGAATGGATTTGCCAGTCACAGAGCGAATGAACGCACAGACCGCCAGATAGAAATCTGCAAAATCCCGGCCACGATACATTTGCTGGAAAAGAATCAAAAGTGATTCAACCCAGCCAGTAAGTGACTCTGCTTTTGACGCTGCTGATTCAGGCGTCATTGGAATAGGATGACCAGATTCATCAGTGAGACCAAGGCCTCGATTGATGTAATAGGTCATAGTCTCTTCTGGTGAGAGACCGGCTTGCACCACACCAATAGGTAGGTGCACAACACTCTCCTTGGATTTCAAATCCAATTCATCGAGCAACTGACTTTCACAGTCAGTTATGATGTCATACAGACGGCTTGTAGCCATCTGTTTTTGTGACGCAGCATATGCGCTTAATTGGCGCTGTAGCAGCTTCTGTCGAAGCCGCTGTTGTGTGGGGTTGCTCAAATACATGGGGTGTTAGGCACACTTCACAGATCTATATTTGCTCCTTAAGTGAATAGGGAGTTTGCACAGGGACAAAGAGGCGAAAATATCGCTTTTACGGATCATATTAGATCCAACTCTTTACGTGTTAATTCTTTGGTCAAATCAAAAATTTGTTCGATCGTTGAATAGTTCAGCGGAGGCCTAAAGAAGGCACTCATGACTACAATGATTATATTTTGAATTGATCAGAGTTTGGCACTTGCACAGTAATCTGAAGATAGTTGTCACTATCAGACATACGTTTTGAATCATCTGAGCGTAGATGGATAGACCAAGGACAATATGGTTGCTATCTTTTAATTCCTGAAAGTATTCATAAACAGGAAAGTGATCGTATAGTCTGGAGCTAAATAGCTCAACAGAGGACTAATCAGTAAACACTTTAAAAAGTGAGTGAAATGGATTGTATTTAACAGTTCTATTACCACAAGGGATTGAGAAAAGGTGGTTAATAACCACATACAATAAAATATTCCAAAATGTTGGAATTGCCTACAAATAATGGTAGGTCTTAAAACTAAGGGACCATACAGCGGTCCCATCTAAAAACACAGCGAAAAGGCTGCTCGTCTTATATAACAAATAAGGGGGGGGGTTTGATTTTGATATCCGTGATTCAAGAACACGGTATGAAATAACTGCTGGGTTACAAACATAAGTTCAAAAAGTTGATTCAAATAGAATCTCATTCGAAACGAATTATAGTAGCAAAATTAGGAGTTACTGGTGAAAACCAGTAATTCGCCTAAAATGCGTTCTAACGCGAATAGTGAGATGATACTAGTCTTCTTTATGAAACTCATGCCGGATAATTCCGG